CTTTTTTCCGGAGAAAATGCCAAAAAATGAAGGGAGGGGTTAAAATGGGCCGTCCGAGAAAGGTTGTTTCCATGTCAACCGGCAAGACCAGCAAGGCTTCCAAGGTTGCCAGAATGGAAAGTGAAAAAGCTTTAAAAGTTAATACCAATGAGCTCCGGGCGCCGGAGTGGCTTCCTGATCTTGCTGCTGTAGAGTTTGACAGGGTTGTTGATAATGCTAATCAGGTAGGAATGCTGGATAACCTCGACCTGTCCATCTTGGCAATCTATGCGGATAATTATTGCCGCTATATTGAAGCTTCCAAACAGCTGGCCAAGAAGGGACCAGTGACCAAGGCTAAGTCAGGCTATCAGATGCCATCTCCATGGGTGTCTATATTAAATCAATCAGCCAAAAATATTTTTACATGTTCTGCCAAGCTTGGCCTTGCGGTAACCGACCGGCTGAAGCTCATTGTTCCGGTCAAGGAAGAAAAGGAAGTAAACAAGTTTATCAAGTTCCTGGGGAATGGTTCAAATGGTAGATAGAACCACGGAATATGCCAAGCTGATATTAAGTGGTGAAAGGATATGTGGCCGGGCTGAAAGACTGGCAGCAAAGCGCCATCTTGATGATATGGCAGATAAAAAGTCCGAGTGGATTTTTGATGTTGAAGAAGCAGAGCGACATATCGAGATAGCCAATACCTTGACCATTGGCGAGGGACAGGCTCAAGCACTAACAACAAGAGGCTTCCAGAATTTTATCATCGGGAGCCTTTTTGGTTGGCGGAAAAAGCGAAGCGACATCCGCCGTTTCCGCGAGGCTTATGTGCAGATCGGCAGACAAAACGGCAAATCATTCATGGCCGGTGCATTGGCCAATGATTTTGCCACATTTGGCGGTTACCAGTATGGCCGTATCTTCTGTACTGCTACCAAACAGGACCAGGCCAATATTGTATGGGATGAAGTATCCAAGTTCATTCAGTCCGATAAGGATTTGTCTGAACTATATAACATTCGCACCCATGACAGAACTATCACCAGCAAGGTAACCGGTACTGTAATCAAAGCCATCGGTAGAGATACCAAATCAGCCGATGGTTTCAGAACAATACTGGCTATCATAGATGAGTATCACGCTCATCCGACGAACCAGATGTATAAACTGATGCTCGATGGTCAGGATATGGTTAAAAATGCCCTGACCATTGCAATAACCACAGCAGGCTTCAACCTCAAATCACCATGCTATGAGCACTATCAATTCTGCAAAAAAGTGCTGGAGGGTGTGGTGGAAAAGGATACCCTTTTTGTATATATTGCCGAGATGGACAATGAGGATGATGATTGGACCAAAGAGAACTGGGCCAAGGCAAATCCCCTTAAACTCTTTGAGCCGGACGATATTACCCTGAACAATGAGAAGCTGGCGGTATATGCCAGCAAGGCCATAGAGGCAAAGGAGAAACAGGGCGAGGAGCTGGTCAACTTCCAGACCAAGAGCCTTAATAAGTGGGTAACCTACACAGGCGGATCGCTTATTGATTTGACAAAATGGAAGCGGTGCGGCTGCAGTACCAAGATAAAGGACATGGCCACAATGGATGCCTTTTTGGGTATTGATCTGTCCTCCGGCGGTGACCTTACAAGTATTGCCTTATTGTTCCCGACAGGGAATGACAATATATATATTTGGTCCCATAGCTATATGCCGGAGCTTCGTCTGGCAGAACATATCAAGTCAGATAAGGCTCCTTATGGTGTATGGGCTAAGCAGGGCCTGTTGACTTTAACCTCTGGAATGTATGGTATAAAGACTGATTACAAGCACATCATAGCTGACCTTAAGCAGATAATCGAAGAGCACAACATCAGGATAATTGGCTGCGGATATGATGCTCATAATGCATCGGCATTTTTGGGCGATTTGGACGAGGTAATTAACTGCGACCTTACAGAAGTTAAGCAGTCGGCCCGGTCCCTTAATGACCCTACTAATGATTTTGCCCTGTCGGTAGAAGCCGGGCAGGTAAGCTATGACAAGGATAATGCTCTTATGACATGGAGTGTTACCAACGCTATCAAGTCAGCACCGAACAGTTTCGGTGAGATAAAGATAGATAAAATGACACAAACTGAGCGAATTGACCCAGTTGATGCTATCATTGATGCCTGGAAAATATGGCTTATAAGTAAGCAGTCCAACAGCCCGAGCGGTGAAGAGGCTCTGGATATTTGGCTGCAGTCGCTGGAAGGAGGGGAATAATGAGTATATTTACAAAGCTGAAAAGCGTTTTTAGAAACGAAAATCAGGGCAGCTCAATGAGTTTACAGGATATCAATGAGCTGTTTTTTAGTGGCCAGAGTGTGGCACAATACGGGGCGGATTTATCCGAGATAACCTATTTTACCTGTCTCAAAACTCTATCAGAGGCACTGGGCAAGATGCCTGTGTATTTGATGGGCCCAGATAAGGAAAGAAAGACAAACCACGAAACATCTTTGTTTCTGTCGGTTTCCCCAAACAATGTCTACACACCTATCCAGCTTTTCACTTATTTGGAGTTTTGCCGTAACCATTATGGTAATGCCTATGCTTATGTTGAGCGGGTTAATGGCAAAATCCAGGGCATTTATCCGCTGGACCCGAGAATGGTACAGATTTGGGTAAACAACACCGAGATATTTACCCAAAGAAAATACAGCTACTATTACACGGATAGTGAGTCAGGCAATTCCTACTGGCTTGATCCGGAGGATATGCTGCACATTAAGAGCTGGGTAACCGACAAATCCGGTCTTGCCGGTAAGTCGGTGCGTGAGATACTTGCCACCAACATGACAGGCTCCAAGGCTTCCCAGCAGTTCCTCAATGACCTGTATCAGAAAGGACTCACGGCCAATGCTGTAGTCAAGTATGTGGGCGACCTTTCCAGGGACCAGCAAAAGGTAATGCTCCGTCAGATAGAGAAGCAGGCCAAGGATGAGGGGCGGCGGATGATAACCCTGCCTGTAGGATATGATATCCAGACACTTGACCTAAAGCTAACGGATAGCCAGTTCTACGAACTGAAGAAATATAACGCGCTGCAGATAGCAGCTGCATTTGGCATCCAGCCTAACCAGCTGAATGATTACAGCAAGTCCAGCTATGCTAATAGCGCGGCCCAGAGCCTAAGCTTCTACGTTAATACACTGCTGTATAACATTACCTTGTATGAGCAGGAATTTAACCGCAAGCTCCTTACAAGCAAGGAGCAGATGGAGGGCTTGGGCTTCAAGTTCAATGTCTGGACTATCTTGAGAGGTGACCCTACTCAGCAGGCTGATGTTCTGCAGAAGATGGTCAGCTCTGCCATCTATTCGCCAAACGAGGCGAGAGCAAAGCTCGATATGCCACCAACACAGGGCGGCGATGTTCATATCGTCAACGGCTCCTATGTCAAGCTAGAGGATGTGGGGCTGGCATACCTGCAGAAAGTAGCAAATCAGTCGAAGGAGGAGGTGAAGGATAATGCTTAAAGTCGTAAACAACGCAGAAGGGGCGGAGATATATATCACCGGTGACATTATCGATGATGATTTGGGCGGCGCCTTTGAAATGTGGGGCGACCCGGGCACCGGGTACCAGTGGCCTGATGCCATCAAAAAGCAGTTGGATGCTATTGATGATGATGCACCGCTGACCATCTATATCAACTCTGATGGTGGTTCTGTACCGGCTGGCGTGGCAATCGCCAACATGATAGCCCGCCATAAGGGTCCTACTACAGCCATAGTTGACGGATGGGCATGTTCTATTGCCACACAGATATTCTTCGCCGCTGATGTGCGAAAGATTCCATCCAATGCCTATTTAATGATCCATAAGCCAGCCACATGCTGCTGTGGTGATGCCAACGATATGGAGCAGGCCATCAAGGCACTTGATGTGATTCAGGCAGGCTTGGAGACAACCTACAACAAGGTTGCTGCCGAGGACGTAACGCCGGATATTATACATCAAATGGTGGAGTCAACCACATGGCTGACAGGTAAGGAAGCATCCGAGATGTTTCAGGTTGAACTATTGGAGGCTACCAAGACTGCTGCCTGTGTGGGCGGTGCCTATAAGGCATTCAGGAAAATGCCGGAGGGTATCATAACTGTGGATAAGTCCGAAAAGCCGGAGACGCCAAAAACGCAACCGGTTGCGGATTTAGAAAACATGGAAGATATTAACAAAATTAGAGCTGAAATCCAGCTCGCGATTATGGAAGGAGAACTAATCCATGAAGAAATCTGACGAAATCAAGAAGGTTATTGACGAGCTGAAGGTCAAGGCTGACCAGCTCCAGCAGGAAGAGCAGTATGACGATGCCGTGAAAGTAGCCAACGAGCTGAAGGAAGTTGTTCGCGAGTATAAAATCGTCAAGGCTATGGAAGAGGCAGAGGCTACCAACTTTATTGGTACTGCCACTCCAGCAGGTGCCAAGAGCACTATTTCTGACGCAGTAATGCGTAATCGTATCTTTAACAAGCAGCTCTTTGGTCGCACCCTTAATGAAGAGGAGATGGCTTATCTTAACCAGGCTGGTACTCCTGGCCAGGTTGAGGCTACCCCAGCAAAGGGCGGCTATCTGGTACCAGTTGAGCAGATTAATCAGCTGTTGGAGTATCGTCGTGCTTACACCCAGCTGAAGGCTTATACCAATGTGCAGGTGGCTCTTTCCAATGCTGGTAAGCAGCCAACCGTAGGAGCTGAGACTGGCACCCTTATCGCGTTTGATGAGCTCAATGAGATTCACCAGGGTGATATTGATTTTAGTCAGCTGTCCTATGAGGTCGCTGACTATGGAGATATTATCCCTGTATCTAACACCTTGCTCCAGGATGCAGACCTTAACCTTATGGGCATCATTGGTCAGCGTTTTGCTCGCAAGGCTGTTAATACGGAGAATGCTCAGATTCTCGATAAGCTGGCAGCTATCACTGACAGCCCTACTACTATCTCCACCTGGAAGGGTATTACCAAGGCATTGAATGTAAATCTTGACCCAGCATTCTATGCTAATGCAAAAATCTTTACCAATCAGGATGGCTTTGAGTGGATGTCTGAGTTGGAAGATGGTCAGAACCGTCCATTGCTTGTTCCTGATGTTGCTGCACCTGATACTTATCGCTTACGCGGTAAGGAGGTTGTTGTTATTTCCAACAGCATCCTTGAAACCTCTGAGACTGGCACCGGCACCGTAACTAGAAAGGCTCCAATGTATATCGGCTCCATGTCCGACTTCCTCGCTTTCTTCGAGCGTAAGGGTGTAGAGGTTGCTGTATCTGATCAGGCTGGATTCACCAAGAATGCAACTCTGATTCGTGCAATTGAGCGCTTTGATACTGTGGTAGCTGACTCTGCTGCCATGAAGTCTTACCAGGTAACTCTGTAAGGCGGTGATGGCTTATGGCTATCACTCTTGCTGATGTTAAGGTGTACCTCCGCATCGATTCCGATGTGGAGGATGCCTTGCTCACTAAACTGATGGCTGTTTCGGGTGCCGTGTTAAAGGGTGCCGTAGATAATTATGATTTGCTGATAAGCCTCAAACCTCAGCTGGAGGAAAAGGGCGACATGGTACAGCTGACTCTTATAGCTGACCTCTATGAGAACCGCAACCTTGAAGGGCAGGCTCCACAAAGTTACAGCCGTGTAGTTGAAACCATGCTGCACCAGCTCCAGTATGAGAGTGATTTGTCAGCTGATGAATTGCAGGCGCTGATTGATGAGCAGGAAGATGAACCAGCAGAGGAACCAACAGAGGAGCCTTCCGGGGAACCAACTGGGGAGCCTACTGGAGAACCTTCCGGGGAACCAACTGGGGACCCTACAACTCCGGGGAGTGATGATCCGTGATAATCGGCAAGCTGAATAAGCGGATAAAAATTTACAACTATACCAGAGGCCAGGATGATGGCTTTGGGGCGGCTTGTGAATGGACTCTTGTAGCTGAAGTATGGGCGGAGATACTTCGCCCACGTTTTACTACCGGCAATATGAATGGGTCGGCTGATGCGACACTTTTGACACAGGGAATCAATATCCGGCGCCGGGAAGTGGAAAAAGGCTGGAGAGTTGAGTATAACGGTGACATGTATGAGATATTACATATTGATTACAGCCAGCTAGATTATCTCACTCTGACCTGCCGCAGTGTGGAGGTGCAAACCTGATGGGACGGGTGATAACATCCAACATAAGTGATGAGACTTTCCGTGTTACCAAGCATCTGGACCAATACGATGAATCCACAAGGAAGCGCATCATTGGGGCCATTACGGAGAGTACCCATATCGTTTATGACGATGTACTTGCCAATGTTCCCCAGGGAGCCACTGGTCATTTAATTACCGGCATTAAAATGGATGTCAATGTAAGACAGCAGTATATATCCGGTGAGGTTAAATCCAACGCACCGCATGGTCACTTGGTTGAGTTTGGCACCGAGCCCCGCTTTTGGGCCAAGTCCGTAGTGACTCCCAAGGGGCCGGTATATAAGGCTGTATATCGTGGCGTTATGCCAAAGCACCCATTTATGAAGCCGGCAATTGAAAGAGAACGGCCACGAATTGAAACGAGGCTGAGAGAGGCAGTGAGCAAAGTATGATTTTAATAAGGGAAGTACCGCTTCCGCCTTTACAGGCTGCTTTGTTTACGGCCTTGAAGGAAGCACAGGACACAACAATATACGGCGGTGATGCCCCGGAAGGGGCACAGCTGCCATATATAACCTTTGGAGCTACAACCGCAAAACCGCTGTTAGATAAAACAGTGGAAATGTGGACAGCTTCTATGAGGCTTGAAATTTGGGGCTCGGACTCCCAGCGTAAAAAGGTAAACGACATTATCAATGATTTGGTAACTTGTTGTACCTATTACGGTGAAAGACTGGAGCTGGAGAATTTCGAGGTTATTAATTGTGAGGTTGATTTGGTGGAAACCTTTCCGGAGCAAACTACCGGATATCATGGCACCATCAGCCTGTTATTTACCATGAACCGAAAATAAGGAGGATAAAAAATGGCTA